GATCCGCACCTCGCCGCTGGCCAAGGCGATCAACCTCGGGCCGACCGGCGGCGCCAACATCGATCTCGACGCGACGTCCACGACGTCCGACGCGATCGATGCGTTCTTCACCCAGACCTTCGGCGCCGTGCTCGACGCCAACCTGGTCGCCCGCGGGGTGAACCTCTACGTCTCGCCGCAGATCTCCCGGAACTTCGACCGGTCCTACTCTGGTTCGGCCGGGTTCAAGGGCGGCTCGCTGCGCGAGTACCTGCTGACCAATCGTCGGATCAACAAGATCGAGACGACCTTCAAGCTGACGGGGAACCAGTTCTTCGGCTTCGTGCCGTCGGCCGACTACATCCGCCCGCTGGTCGGCATGGCGGTGAACACTACGGCCAAGACCCGCCAGAACCCGACGGACAACTACCAGTTCCTCGTCATGGGCGCGATGGGGCTGGAGATCCGCGCGGACGCCAACGGCAAGTCCGGCGTCTTCTATTCCACCGACGTCTAAGCGGCGGCCCCGCCTTCGGGCGGGGCTCCGCACAGGAGCATCACAATGAAGATCGAAATCACCGGCCGCGGCATCTACGGCGCCGGCGGCGAGGAAATCGCCCTCGGCAGCGTCTTCGAAGTCAAGGACCATCCGACCGCCTGGGCGGGCCGGTATCGTGTCGTGTCCGACACCAAGGGCAAGACGGCGGTCACTGGCGATCAGAAGCCCGAGGACCCGGCCCGCGCCGAGCTCGAGAAGCACACCGTCGACGAGCTGAAGAAGCTGGCCGATGAAGAGAAGGTCGACCTGAAGGCCGCCAGCGCCAAGGGCGACATGATCGACCACATCCTCAAGGCCCGCGCGGACAAGGCGAAGGCCTAGGACGTGTACGGCTCCCTGGCAGGATGGCGAGCCTACGCGGCGGCGCGGGGCAACAATGCCCCGACGGCCGCTGCTGACGCTGTGGCGGAGGCCGCCCTGGTGCGCGCCTCCGACCATATCCGCTACCGCTACGTCGCCAACCTGCTGCCCGGCTACGACGAGACCCTGGCCGTCATCGAGCCCGCCACCTACGAGGCGGCGAACCTGGAGCTGACCACGCCGGGCTTCTTCTCGAAGGTGTTCACGCCGTCCCAGCAGAAGGTGCTGACCCAGGCGGGCAGCATCAAGTGGACCGTCGTGGGCAACGCCTCGAAGGCCGGCAGCGCCCAGCCGCTCTCCACGCTGATCGAGGCGATGTTCGCGCCGTACCTGGTCGATGCAGACGCGGCTGGCTTCATGCTCATGTCGATTGGGTCCACCTGTGGCTGAGGACTGGGCAGGCATCGCCGCGGAGGTCGCCGAGGCGCTTGGCGAGTTCCAGACCGTCATCATCCACCAGCCCGCGGTGACGGAGTACGTGCCGGGATCGGGCATGACCGTGGTCAGCCCGGCGCAGGATCACGCCGGTGCGGGCGTGGAGCTCACCTATTCAGCGCAAAGCGTCGCGGCGTCCCAGGGCCTGATCCAGATCAGCGACATCAAGCTGCTGCTCTCGCCGCTCAAGGCCGATGGCGGGGCGATGCCGGAGCCCGTCGCCGACAAGTGGACGGTCACCCTGGGCGCCCGCGACCTGTCGATCAAGCGAGTGACCCCGACCCGGCCTGCGGGCGTCGTCGTTCTCTACGAGCTGCAGCTGAGGGTGTGATGGGCGCGGCTGCCGAGAAGACCCGTGCGGCCTTCGCCAAGGCGCGTGAGCGAACAGAGGCCGCGGTCCGTGGCAACCTGCACGCCGTCGAGGACCGCCTGATGGTTCTTTCCCCGGTGGGCGATCCTGCGCTGTGGCAGCGCCCCTCGGCGCCCGACGGCTACGAGGGCGGGCGTTTCCGATCGAACTGGAACTACGACGCCGGCGCGATCGACCGCAGCACCACGACGCTGACGGGCGTGCATGAAGTGAACGGACTGGCGGAGGCGACCAAGATGATCGGCGTCGTCCACTACATCTCGAACGCGCTGCCCTACGCCCAGGCGTTGGAATACGGCCACTCCAGCCATGCGCCCGCCGGCGTCATGGCGGTGCTGGCGCACGAAGCGCCAGACCTGGCCGAGCGCGCCGCGCGCTTGGTGGCGCGGTGAGCCTCGACGCGGTCCGCGCGGCCCTGGAGAGCGCGCTGAATAGCCTCTCGCCGGCCATTGCAACGGCCTGGGAGAACGTCAACTACACCCCTGTCGAGGGCGTCCCGTTCCAGCGGGTGAACCTGATCCCTGCGACCCCCGGCAACGACGAGATCAGCCGGTCCTACATCGAGCGCGGCACGCTGCAGGTGATGCTGGCCTATCCCGCCGGCGCCGGGCCGGCCGACGCCAGCGACCGCGCGGAGAAGATCCGCGATGCCTTCTATCGGGGCCGCTCCCTCGTGTCGGGCAGCCTGGTCGTCACCATCGAACGCACGCCGGAGATCGGCGTCGGCGCCATCGACCCGAACGGGCGCTGGGCGCTGCCGGTCCGCATTCGCTACACGGCCCCCGTGGTCGTGGCCTGAGCTTCACCCCAGGAGACCGTCCATGACCCAGAAGTCCACGCACGCGGCGCAAGCCGCGGAGCCCGCCCCCATCGTGCCCGCCGTCGACCCCGACGCCCTCGACCTGAAGAAGGTCAAGACGACCAAGCGCAGCGACGCCGCGCAGGCGTTCGTCCGCAACTTCCTGGCCGGGCATGGCGTGGCGCAGGACGCGTTCACCGACGCCGACGCCGTCGCGCTGACCGAAGCCATCGACGCGGCCGTCTAAGCCGCACTCACCAAGCCAGGCGCGCCAGCGGCGGCCGGATCACAGGAGAACTGATCATGGGTGTCGCCCAGGGTATTTCCACGCTCGTCAAGCGCGTGAAGCAGACGGCGCTCGGCACGCCTGGCTCGACCGGCTCGCAGCTGATGCGGCGTGTCGAGGCCACCTTCAACAAGCAGTCCGACACCTACCAGTCGAACGAGATCGTCAGCCACCAGCAGTCCACCGGCGCCACGGCAGGTCCGAGCCGGATCGCTGGCCAACTGAACGGCGAGATGTCGCCCGGGTCGTACTCGCTGGAGTACGCGGCGCTGCTTCGTCGGGACTTCGCGACGGCCTTCACGGCGATCACCGCTGTGGCGCTCACCATCGCGGGCGCCGGGCCGACCTACACGATCACCCGCGGCACCGGCTCCTTCCTGACCGATGGCGTGAAGAAGGGCTACGTGGTCCGCCTGAGCGTCGGCACGCTGAACGCGGCCAACATCAATAAGAACCTTTTGGTGGTGGGCGTCACCGGCACCGTCCTGACTGTCGTGCCGCTCAATCGCTCGGCGCTGGTCGCCGAAGGCCCGATCGCCGGCTGCACCGTGAGCGCGCCCGGCAAGGCCACCTATGTCCCGACCACGGGGCACACGAACGACTACTTCACCTGGGAGAAGTTCTTCCCGGACGTGCCGGCCAGCGAGCTGTTCACCGACGTGAAGCCGGCCTCGGTCGAGGTCACCATCCCGGCCACCGGCCAGATCACGAACAACTTCAACCTGCCGGGGCTGGGCCGCACGCTCGGCGCCTCCGAGGTTCTCACGTCGCCCAGCGCCGCCAGCACCACGAACACCCTTGCCGCGGTGCAGGGCGTCATCATCGTGAACGGCGCCGTGCAGCCGGTGACCAACATCCAGTTCACCATCGACGGCGCGACTGAGACGGCCGACCCGGAAGTGGGCTCCAACCAGCTGACCGACCTTCAGCGCGGCCGGATCTCGGCCTCCGGCTCGTTCGCCGCCAAGTTCTCGGCACAAACGCTCCAGACGATCCGCGAGAACCAGTCGGTGATCACGCTGCTCGCGGGCGCCGCCGACAGCGCGCTGGCCGCGGCGGATTTTGAGATCTTCGCCTTCCCCGCGATCAAGCTGTTCAGCGACGACAGCGACGACGGCGAGAAGCAGATCGTCCGCACCTACAACTTCACCGCCCAGTTCCACGGCAGCGGCGGCGCGGGCACGGACTCCAACCAGACCATCGCCCAGATCCACGACAGCCAGGCCGCGTAAGACGGTCCCTCCGACCTCTCCCCTCAACTTCACTCCTGGGGTCATGCCCCAGGTGCTTTTTCCGAAAGCAGGAACCCATGACCTTTGACATCGCCTCCGAGATCGACGTCTCGGACACCTTCGACTTCGAGCTGAAGCACCCGAAGACTGGACTGCCCGTGCTGGGGGAGGGCGGACAGGTCTGCTCGATCACGGTCCTGGGCCCGAAGACCCGCCAGTACGCCGCCGCCAAGGCGCGCGACAACGCGCGCATGGTCGACAACCTGGCGCGCGACGCGAAGCCGGAGGAGGAGGGCGATGACGTCCGCCAGGCCGTCGCCGCGTTCCTCGCCCCCTGCACGGTCCGCTTCAACAACTTCAGCTACAAGAACATGGAGCCGGGGGAGGCCACATTCCGGGCCTTCTACCTGGACCCCAACTTCGGGTGGGCCGCTGAGCGTCTGAACCGCGAGATCGCGAACTGGGGTAATTTTACCAAGGGCTCGTCGACGACCTCGTAAGGTTCGCGCGAGCCGAGTTCGCCATGCTCGCCCCGGAAGGGGCGGGCGACACCCGGACAACCAAGAAGGCGGTCTTGCAGAGCCTCGCCCAGATGGGCGATCACGAGGCAGCCGCGGAGCTGGCCGCGCAGCCCAAGCTGCCTCGGCCGACGGCGTACCTGTGGGGCTACTTCCAAGACCTGGCGTCATGCCGGCCTGCCGGTGGCTTCGGCCCGGCCAGGCTCCCTCGGACCGAGATCCGGGCCTGGGAGGAGACCGAGGGCTTTCGGCTCGCGCCGTGGGAGGTCCGCGCCATCGTCCGCCTGGACGAAGCGTGGTTCGCGGCCATGTGCGAGCAGCAGTCGGCGGGACGTC